ACCCGTTCAATGGCAAGCACGCTGGTTTTCACATCTGGGCCGCGTACAGCTATTCACCAAATGCTGCATGGTCGAACTTGGTGGAGGAGTTCTTGGATGCGAAGCATGATGCGGAGCAGCTGAAGACGTGGGTGAACACGATCTTGGGCGAGGTTTGGGAGGACGAGTATGCGAGCAAGATCAGCGGTGAGTCACTGCTGCAACGAGCAGCAGAAGAGAAGTATGTGCAGGGCGTCCCACCGGCTGAAGTTTTATTGCTGGTAGCTGGATGTGATTGCCAGGATGACAGGCTTTCCTTGTCCTGTTTCGGCGTGGGAAGGGATGAAGAGATGTATTTGGTTGATCGAGTTGTTCTTCATGGATCACCGTCCAGGCCGGAAGTATGGAAGCAGCTCGATGAGGTTCTGCAAAACCCGTATGAAACCGAGGACGGCCGCAAGCTAAACATTGAGGTTTGCTGCCTAGACAGCGGGGGACACCATACCCAAGAGGTTTACGGCTATAGCCGAGAGCGTGCATCAATGGGCGTAATTGCAATCAAAGGCATGGGCCAAAAGGGCAAGCCACCGTTAGGCAAACCAAGCAAGGTTGATATCAACTTCAAGGGCAGAGCCATGAAAAATGGCGCTCAATTGTTCCCTGTTGGAGTCGACGGAGTAAAAAGTTTGCTGTTCGGCAGGCTTAAACACAACGATCCAGGCCCTGGATACCTGCACTTTTATCCAACTGTTGGACCTGACTACTTTCAGGAGCTGACTGCTGAACGACAGGTGCTCAGATACAGGAACGGATTCCCAGAGAGAGTTTGGGTCAAGAAAAGCCAAAGTCCAAACGAGGCGTTGGACGAAATGGTCTATGCATATGCTGCTTTGCACCGTCTTTATCAGAAATATGACCGGCGCAGCATTTGGGATCAGTTTGAGCGGCGTAATGAGCCTAATAAGGCGCCTCAGCTAGGATCGAAGCAACAAAAACGGCCTAATCGCCGTAATTTCGTTCAAAGCTGGTAGAGCCTGTGAACATTCCAAGCGAGATTCGAGCTGGCACTACTGTGAAGTGGAGGGATGGTTCGACGACTGACGTTTTCGGCAACGTCGTTGACAGCAGTGAGTGGACCCTGAAGTACTTCCTGAGAAACAATTCTGCTCCAAATGGTCACACAGCCACCAATGGCTTCACCTCAACAGGATCTGTTTACCTAGACGGGTGGGAATTTACGATTTCCGCTACGGATTCCGGCGGATTTGTGGCCGGTGACTGGTATTGGGAGGCTGTCGCTAGCAAGGGGAGCGAAAACCTTTCTCTTGGCTATGGGCAGCTAAAGGTCAACGCATCTTTGAGCTATTCCGGCATCCCTAGCAAGTTCGACGGAAGGAGCACAGCCAAAAAGGATCTTGAGGCTGTACAGCTCGCGATCAGGACCCTTCTCAACGGAGGCGCAGTCCAGGAGTACAGGATTGGCAATCGCAACCTGAAGAGATATGACCTTGCTGACCTTATTCAGCTTGAGGGAAGACTAAAAGCAGAAGTTAAAAGAGAAGATCAAGCAGAGCTAATTGCCAATGGCCTTGGCAATCCCCGCAACATGTTCGTGAGGTTTAACTGATCATGGGTATTCGGACTCGCGTAATGAATTTTCTTGGTTTTGGCAAGCCAAGGCCAATGCGTCGCGCTTACAACGGCGCAATGATTTCTAGATTGACCTCTGACTGGATGAGCAGTCAGGCGAGTGCAGATGCTGAAATCAAAGGCAATTTGCGTCGTCTTCGCGATCGTTCTCGCGAAATGGTCCGCAACAATCCATACGCGAGGCAGGCCAAGAGGACTACTCAGATCAATGTGGTGGGAAGCGGGATAAAGCTTCAATCGCAGGTGCTGCAGCTAAGAGGCAGCAAGAGGGATAACAGGATCAATAGGTTGATTGAATCAAAATGGGCTGAATGGTCTCAAGCCGATAGTTGTGATTGCGCTGGTAAGAGCACTTTTCATGAGTTTGAGTGGCTCGCTGTTGGCGCAATGTGTGAGTCAGGCGAATCTATTTTTAGGATCGTCAGGCGCCCTTTTGGAGCTTCAAGGGTTCCGATTGCGTTGCAGATCCTTGAGAGTGATTTGCTTGACGAGGATTACAACGGTGACAAGCTTAGTGATTCCCACGAATGGAGAAATGGTGTTGAGGTAAACGAGTGGGGGCGCCCTGTTCGGTATGCGATGCTCACCAGGCATCCAGGCGATAGTTTTATTGGCAGCAGTCCATCTCCTGGTGTAAAGCACATATTCTTGCCAGCAGATGATGTTATTCATCTGTACATGCCAGATCGCCCTGGCCAGAACAGAGGAGTGCCTTGGTTCCATAGCGTGATGGCAGATGCTCATCAGCTGCAGGGTTACGAAGAGGCTGCTGTTATCAGGGCTCGTGCCGGCGCGAGCATCATGGGATTCATCACAAATAACGAGGGCGAGCTTGTTGCTGATGATGTTGACAACAGTCAAAGGATTAGCGAATTCGAGCCTGGCACTTTTAAGTACCTAAGCCCAGGAGAGACTGTTTCTGTTCCCGACATTGACTCTCCTGATCAGCAGTTTGACATGTTTGTGAAAAATAAAGTTCGTCGCTTTGCTTCGGGCTTTGGCTGCTCTTACGAGACTCTTTCAAGAGATTTCAGTGACACTAATTACAGCAGCAGCCGTTTGAGTCTTCTTGAGGATCGCGAGCATTGGAGGGTTGTTCAAAAGTATCTGATTGACAGTCTTCACAACCGAGTATTTAAAGAGTGGCTGAATCTTGCTGTTCTTTCTGGCGAACTTCCTTTTGCTGATTACGAGCTTCGTCCTGCCAGGTACAACCAAGCAAAATGGATGCCTAGGGGCTGGAGCTGGGTTGATCCTCTGAAGGAAGTAAAGGCTTTCCGCGAGGCAGAACAGGCTGGATATTTAAGTAAGTCAGATGTTATTTCCTCTTACTCTGGAGGAGACTATGACGAAACGATTGGAGCGCTAGCTCGTGAGCAACAGTTTGCTTCTGAGTCAGGCGTTCAACTAGACAAAGACTTGGATTTGACAGACGAAAGCACTCAGCTTGAGTTGCTTGAATCACCACAGGCTCAGCCCACTCGCAAGCAGCGCAATGGCAAACGTAAACGGGACTGAAATCGACCTTATGCCGACAGAAGGCATGAGGGAAGAAGCTCAACGCTATCGAGACTGGAAGTCTGAAGGCGAGAGCGGCGGCACTGATGTTGCCAGAACTCGCGCCGCTCAAATATTGAGCGGCAATGAGCTAAGCCCTGAGACCGTCATTACGATGTCGGCTTGGTTTGCAAGGCACGAGGTAGACAAGGAGGGTCAGGGTTTTAGCCCAGGCGAGGATGGATATCCAAGCAATGGAAGAGTTGCATGGGCTGCATGGGGTGGTGATCCCGGAAAGTCTTGGTCCGATGCAAGGGCTAAAAGAATCAAGACTGCTCAAGATCGCTCTTTCCCAATACAGATGGAGCGCCCTTATCCGAACGAGCATGCAGCAAGAATTTTGAATCCTGGCAAGTTCAACGAATTCAGGCGATCAAACGATCGTGGAGGCCCTGGCGTTGATTTCATCTTTGGGATTATCCAAGACAGCGATCCTCTTGAGTTGCAGTCGATAAGATTCAAGGTGAGTCGTTATACGGCTAGTGAAGCTAGACAGTGGCTTCGCGATAATGAATACGAACCTCTTGAGTTCGAGCCCGCCACCAACGAAAAGGCTATGGAACCTGAAACTCAACGAGCAGCACCAGATGCTTTAAGCGTGGGGGACTATGTCTCCTGGAACAGCTCTGGTGGACGTGCTCGTGGACTTATTGAACGTGTGGAACGCGATGGAACCATCGATGTCCCCGACTCAAGCTTCACTATCAATGGAACTGCTGATGATCCAGCAGCCCTGATCTGCGTTTATCGCGACGGCGAAAAGACCGATACTCGTGTCGGCCACAGATTCAGCACGTTGACGAAAATCGCACCTATCAGGGAAGTTGAAACCGAAGAGGTCTCAACCCGAACAAAGTTGGGTGAACCTCTTAGTCGAACAGAGGCATCTGTAATCAGAAGCCTTCCAGGGGAGGACCGGAGCTTTGAGTTCCCATTCAGCTCCGAGTATCCCGTCAAAAGATACTTTGGTGACGAAGTATTGAGCCATGAGGCTGGCGCTCCAGACTTCATGCGTCTAAACGACGGCGCTCCATTCCTTTTCAACCATGATCCAAACAAAGTTTTGGGAGTGGTTGAGCGGGCTTATTTGGATGAAGACGAAAAGCGTGCTTACGCAAAAATCCGCTTTTCGCGCTCTGATTTCGCTAAGCAGTACTTAGATGACGTTAAAGACGGCATCTTGCGCGGTATTTCCTTTGGTTATCAAATCGATGATGCAGAGGAAAAAGAAGACGGAGTGCTTGCCACCCGTTGGTCTGTCCACGAATTGAGCCTTGTTTCAATTCCGGCTGACCCCACAATTGGAATTGGACGGTCACTTCTTTCGCCAGATCCTGCTATGCCTGAATCTTCTCAACCTGAAGCTACTACTATTACTAACGAAGATCCTGTTGAAGAGCAGGAAACTCGCTCAGCGGTCACGACCGCATCTACACCCGCTCCTGTTATGGAAGATCAAGCTCCAAACCTGGAGGTGATCCGGTCGGAGGCTAAGAAGGCCGAAAAAGACCGCGTCGCCGCTATCAATGCCCTCGGCGCTCAGCACCGCATGGCAGACCTTGCACAAGAGCTTATCGATGGAGACAACTCCATTGATGAGGCTCGCGCTGCATTCCTCGACAAAATCGGAACCTCACAAGTGGAACAGCCAATCCGTTCTACCGATGTCACTTCTAATGACCTCGGTCTTTCAAAGAAAGAGACGAAGCGCTTTAGCTTCCTTCGCGCTCTCAACTATCTAGCCAGCCCTGGCGATGCAACAGCACGCCGAGAGGCTGAGTTTGAGATTGAAGTTGGCGCAGAGGCCGCTAAAAAGTACGATCGCTCTTCCAACGGAATTGTCGTTCCAAACGAAGTCCTTCGTCGTGACTTGAACGTCGGCACTGCCACTGCTGGCGGCAACCTTGTTGATGATGTTCTGCTCACCAGCAGCTTCATTGAGTTGCTCAGAAACAGGCTTGCTCTTGCCAGCGCAGGCATGACAACCCTGAGCGGAATCAACGGCAACATCTCAATTCCTAAGCAAGGATCTGCGAGTACCGCCTACTGGGTTGGTGAGGGAGCTTCACCCACTGAGTCACAGCAAACCATCGAGCAGGTGAATCTTTCACCCAAGACTTGTGGTGCCTTCGTTGACTACTCACGCAAACTGCTTCTGCAGTCCGACATCAGCGTTGAGCAGATGGTGCGTGATGATCTGGCTCAAGTCCTAGCCATTGAAATCGATCGTGTTGGCCTTAACGGCTCTGGTTCCTCCAACCAGCCGCTGGGCATCATCAACACCACTGGCATTGGATCACAGTCTCTGACGAGCTTCGGAACCTTCGAGGAGTACATCGGAATGGAGACCGATGTTGCTACTGCTAACGCTGATGCTGGCGCCCTGCGTTACATCATCAACGCAGCTGCTCGCGGCGCTCTCAAGAGCACCAAGAAGGACGCTGGTAGTGGAGAGTTTGTCTTCGCCGACAACGAAATCAACGGCTACCCCGTAACCGTGTCGAACCAGCTCGCCAACAACGACGCGATCTTCGGAGACTTCTCTCAGCTGATCATGGCGATGTGGTCAGGCTTGGATCTAACCGTTGATCCTTTCGCTGGCGCTACCTCTGGCACCGTTCGCATCATTGCTATGCAGGATGTTGACTTTGCTATCAAGCAGCCTGGCTCCTTCTGCTACGCCACCTGATCCAAGTCGTTTCATCGTTCTGACTCATGAAGGTTGAAGTCTTGAGGCCAGTGATGATTTCAGGAAAGCCCGCTGACGCGGGCTCCATCCTGGACATCGAGGAGGCTGAAGCCCTGACTCTTTTGAGTCTTGGTAAAGCTATTGAGCACAAGGCGGAAACGGCCCCCGCCGAGGAGGAAGCTCCTTCTTGCCCACCTAAAAAGCCCACAACTCGCAAAAGGACTAAGGAATGAGCATTGGAAACACTCGACGGACGCTTAGCGTCTTGTCTTTCGCGCCAAACGATGTTGTCACAGCTACTGGTAATGAGACAGGTGTTGACCTGATTGATTACGAGGGTGACATCACGATGATCTTGGACGCCGAGGCTGGCGGTTCAGGCATTACATACGCCGTCAAGGTTCAGGACTCTGCCGACAACAGCAGTTTTGCTGATGTTAGCGGCGCAGCTTTCACCACTACAAGTGCTGACACTGCGTTGGTCGAGACCTTGACTGTCAACAGTGACGAAATCAAGCGCTATGCGCGTGTTGTCATCACTGTTGCTGGTGGAACTGGAGCTGGCGCAGTTAGCGTCACCGCTCTTGGCCGCAAAAAATACGCTTAATCCCCTCTGTCGGCCCCTGCTATTGCGGGGGCTTTTCATATGGCACTTTCCTTTACCGAAGATCTAGACGCATTCTTCGACACCCCAGGATTTACGGTTCCAGTGACCTTTGGCGCTTCTAGAGGCGCTGGGTATTTTGATTCGCCAAACGAAATTATCGCTGATGGAGTCGTCCTCACGACTGACTACTCAGTGGTCGTAAAGACTTCAGACTTTTCATCTGTGACTCAAGGCGCTTCTGTGAATGTGGACGGAGCCGTTTATACAGTTCGCGAGGCAATGCTACTTGACGACGGTAAAATTATGCGAATGATGCTGATGAAGGATTGATATGACGACCAAAAGGGAAACTATCCTAAGAAGGATTGCAGCCGCTCTTTCTGGTACTACTGGCGTCGGCACTCGGATTTATAGGAGTCGTGTTGACTCGATAGAAAGAGGTGGGTCACCTGCCGTAATTATTCAGCCGATTAGAGATGTATGCGTGCAAATAACAAGTCTTCCTAAGCTGGACTGGACATTGACAGTCAGGATCACTGTGATTGAAAGATCGGTGATACCTGATCAGGGTGCCGATGACACCATCGAGTCTCTTCATTCAAAGGTCATGAGCGATTTGACTCTTGGTGGTATAGCCCATGACGTGGTTCCAGTCAGGACAGAGTTTGATTTTCTAGAGGCAGACCAGCCTGCTGCAGTTATTGGGTGTGAGTACGAAATTAAATATCGGACAGACGTGAATGACTTGTCTCAATAGCGGCGGGCTACGCTAAACCTAACCACCCTCTGCACTTACCATGTTGGATGAACACACAGGTTGCGGCGGAACTTATCTGCTTGACCCTGAAACTGGCGTACGCACTTTGATTCAGCGGACGCAACCACCACAACCATCATCACAGGAAGAATCTGATGGCACTGCTACTCCGCAAACGACTGATCGTCATCGAGACGGAGTCGAGCTACGGGTCGGACGCAACACCGGACGGAGCCGACGCAGTTCTAGTAAGGGATCTGTCGATCACTCCTCAGAGCAGTGATGTTGTAAGTCGAGACCTGATTCGACCTTTCCTTGGTGCATCTCAGCAGCTTTTGGCAAATACAAAAGTTGAATGCACATTCAGTGTTGAGATGGCAGGTTCCGGCACAGCAGGTACTGCTCCTCAGTACGGAAAGGCCCTGAAAGCCTGCGGTCTTTCGGAGACAATCGCGGCAGGCACAAGCGTCACTTATGAGCCAGTCAGCTCTTCCTTCAGCTCCGTCACCATTTACTACATGGTTGACGGCATTCGCCACAAGGCGACAGGTTGTCGGGGGACTGTTTCGTTGAATGCTCAGGTGGGAGCAATCCCTACGCTTGATTTCTCGTTTACCGGGATTTACAACGCACCGGATGACAGTGCTTTGCTGACTCCGACCTATGCGAATCAAGCTGATCCACTGGTTTTCAAGAACGACAACGTCACAGGTTTTCAGCTGCTTTCATACGCAGGATCCCTGCAAAGTTTTTCTTTTGACCTAGGCAACACGACCACTTACAGGGAGCTTGTTGGCGGAACAAAAGAAGTTTTGATTACCGACCGGGCTGCCACTGGATCGGTCAGCATCGAGACTGTTTTGCTGGGGACCAAGGATTACTTCGCATCTGCAATCGACGATGACGCCGCGCTTGGAAACCTCGTTT